GTGTACATTTAACAAAAAAAGTAAGTGGATTCAATTACTGACTCAGGTTTAAGGTCGCCAATAATCGGTGGTTCAGTCTCTGCTCCAATAGCTGCAGCAAAGTCTGTCAAATAATCCTGTTGTGCAAACAGGTGCATGTATGTTTCCCTAACTATCTTAGATAGATCAGACATATCAGTGGCTCTACATAGTACAGAGTCGTGTATCAGTGCGATGGGATTGTGAAAGTTTAAGACACTAAGACACAGCAAACTAGCATCTAAACTGTGTATTAAATTTGGTGCTGTTGCTGCCTTGTGTCTAGCTTTATCAACCTCATCAGTGTCACCTACGGCAACACGCATATTACACTTACCCATAACCCGTAAAACCACACGTTCCCACTGTTTTTTAAATATCTTTTGAGACACTATAAAACCAGAGGGTGTAGTCCATGTTACCTCATCAACCCCACGCTTAACAGCCTTACTAACCTCATCTTCTATCCATTTCATAACTGCCATTGGGCCAGGAACTATGGTGTGCATAGAATCCCTGACAGACTGGACAATTAAAGTCAGATCATCCTTATCAATGTCAATTCCTTTGTCTTTTAGGGCATCTCTAATGTACGACCTATTACTGAAAGGCTTTGCGTTGTAAGGGATTGTCATAACTGTACGCTTAGTGCATTTTCTGTCCCAATGAGGACGTACATAATGCGGTACGTTTGGCTTAGAATCTTCAGCTATTACTTTGTAAGCATCTTGAGGTTTATCTGAGTTAGTAACATTCACTAAGTCAGCAGTTGATTTATCTTTAGCGAGACCAGCAAGAATCTGGAGACCACTACATGTAGCGTCTATAGCCACAGGCAGACCAGTACTTAGCTTATCTCTCTTTATCACGCAATGATAGAACTCATCACACGAGGCAAGGAATTGCCAAGGCTCCTCGGCTACCTCCCAATCAGGTAGGTTATCGATAGGATTCTCTGCAATTCTTTGTATTAAATCCTCATTCTCATAAGTCCAAGCTAGTCGATCACTAAGTGTCTCTTTATCTAAACCGTAGGTTGTAGCTACTTGAAACCTTAGCCACCTCTCAGCCTCCTCATCCATAAAGGATTCATCATAAAACCTTATCAAACTTTTACCAAAGTCTGTGTCTTGAGGTGTGAGAAATGCAGGTATAGGGTAAACCCTACCTCTGTAATCAAAACTCCAAGGAATATAAAACTTTTCTTTATTCTTAAAGCGTTCTACTGTCTCCATTGTCATACGGGTACGGCATGAGCGTTTAAACTCTTGAGCATTAAGATTCATTATCTCAGCTGCTTGCCTTCTGTATTGTTTTCGAGACTCCTTGTTGTCTGCAATGTCAACTGGTTTGGGTGGTAACTCATGGTTAACAATTGGAAGAAATTTACCTACACATATCTGTCTTTTTTGCAGGGTTTCTGCTACTTGGACAGTAAATTGATTAAGTGTATAGGCAACCTTTTGTATCTTGTTTAAGAATGCAATAGGCTGTTCTCCCTGTATAGGTGACACCTCAGAACGTCTAACCATATCATGACCCTTCATCACCTCGTTAAGTAAGTACCCACCTGGCTTTTCGTTAGTCCAGTCATTTGGCTCGATTAACATAGGCCAAGCTAGTGGGCTAAAGAGTTCAGCGTTAAACATAACCTGATCTTTTATAGCCATAAACTCAGGCGTAGGTACGATTTTGTTAACCGTTTTTCTACCCTCTCTTATAGTTTCTTTCGCAAACCAACCACTTGTCTGCATAACACAGTCTAACAACCAACCACCTAGCTTAACTCTATTACTAGCTCCCCAAGATACCCATTTTTTAACGTCGCATCTATTCATTAATGTTTGAATAACTACGACCTTTTGTTGAGTACCTATGGATCTATGCCAATAGTTTTTCTTTAAAGTTGTTAGTAATCCTGGAGCATGACGTTCATAGTGTCTCATCTGACACTCGTTCTCAACACCCTTACCTATAGCTTCAGTTAATCTAACTAATTGATTACTACCCTCTTTGATAGAGAATACTTTATCAATCGTTATCTTACACGCTATGGCAGCAGCAGCTAGCGGTTCAATGTCAGATAAGTACTGACTGATTTCTTTAAACGATTGACCTATATGACCTTTGTGTATCCTTAGATTTGTATCCTTGATACGGTCAACAACAGCAGGTAAGAGAGCATCAATAGAAGTGATTCCATAGATAGAAGCAGATGCATACTCCTTTTCTTCTAACTTCTTTGTGTTCTCTCTTAACCGCTGTAAGCCTTGAGCTATTGCATCTCGCTCATGCTTGATTTGCTCATCTATTTGAGCAGGTGTTGGCATTAGTCCGCATCATCAATGAGTTGCTCTTCCATGAGCTTGATTAACTCATCACGATGCTCATGCTCATCAACTTGCTTTATCAGCTTGATTAGATGAGTCAGTTTTGTTGTTGTGTTTGGCATTGATCTTTGGGTAGAGATGGTGTACTGCTTCGTGGTCTACTATAACAAACTGGTGCTTGCCTTGCTTCATTAAAGATTGTACTTTATTTTCAGCAGCACCGAGCCGTTGGTAAACATGTTCTTTAACTTTACCAGTATCACCATCGGTGACTCTGATAATACAACTGACAGAACTAGGTAACTGCCAACCTTCAATTTTCCAGTCATAAAACTCATCATAAGTTATAGATTGGAACCATTCAGGTGGTGAATCCTTGTATGCTTGCCAATTGTTAGGAAGATAGGGTTTTTTCATAATGGTTTGATGTCCTTTAGTTTTTCGTCCATTAAATCGGCTAGTTGTTCTGCCTGATATGCTGCTTCTATGCCATCATAGGCACGTACAATGTACTCGTTGGTACTTTCCATTATCACAGCGAAATTAGCACGCTTGTAGGCCATTATGAGTGTACCTGACCACGTGATCTAATGTAATACTCGTCAAGTAATTTGTTCTTCAGTCGGTCTACGTCCTTGCATAACATGGAGTCATTATGACGTAGCGATTGATGTTCAAATCTCCCGATCAAGTGTAATAATTCAGCACTTGTTAATTGCATAACCTCCAGGATAATGTGTGCAAGGGATATGAGTCCCTCAGTAAATAAAGTGGACTTACATTACCATCTACTGTACCCGATTACCTATTTAAAGGTTTGAACTGGTAGTAAATGCCACTAAACTTAGAGAGAGAATCATTCAGAGGCAGCTAAAGACTTTTCAGCTTTGTGCTTTGCTCTGTTTGTTTCTAGTTCTTTCTTCCTGTCAGCTGCCCACTTGTTAGTTTGCAAGCTTTGAGGAGTGATGGTGTATGTGTCTTCATCGCAGTCACAAATTGTGGATAAGCGATCAGCAGCTGCCTTCCAAGAGGCAAACACACCATCTATTCTGACTCGTCCTGTATACTCGCACTCGTAGTGTACAACATATACAGTTTTTAGGTCGTTGTTGAGCATTGAATTGGGTAGATAAAGAACGAAGGGAGAACCCTTCAAGCTACCTCGTAAGGCAGCTGGAAAGGATCAATACTTGCGAGTTGAAGTTAACTCTCTAGTGGAGAAGAAACCAGCTAATTGAGGCTCTTCACTCATCAACAGCCTAGCATAGTATGGCGTGAAGCTATTAGAGAGCTTAAACTTCTTGTCACTCTGCAATAGAGCATTGAATCTAAGTATCTCAAATAGAGCCTTCATACCGTAACTAACAGCACCAACACGCTTGAGCCTAAGAGCTAATGTTCTTAGCTTTAAGTATATTAGTGGGTTGCGTTGATGATACGCATTGAACTCTTCTTGTAGTGCAGTCATAAGTGCGACGCGATTGTGAAAACTTGCCCACGATTGGGCAACGGTCTAATAAGGAATCGAACCTTAACCATCGCAAGTTCTTTAGAATCTAACTTGCTTTCGTGTACCAACTAGACCAGTAAACATCTATGATTATACACCATAGATGCGACGGTGGCAAACCCAAGTGATAGCCTGGATTTGGCTTGTTGAAAACTTGACACTTAGTTCATCGTTGATGAAGTCAGTTGCTTCTTTATAGTCTTGCTTGATACGTTCTCTAAGTTTCTTACCAATGCTAGGTACTTCCTTCATAGTAAGTCTTGATCCGTACCAAATTGAATATGCATGACCATCAATACATACATCGTCAGCTGTATCAGATATACAATGGAAGAACTCAATTGTTTTCGGCCCTTTAAGTATATCCTCATAATCAAATGACTCTGATTTAAGAATAGCCAATGCTTTCAACTTGTTAGCAGTATAAGTGCAACACTTAACTTCTAATACATCTTGATCGTTACCATGCGTGAATGCAGTGATTACATTCTCAGCATCCTCAATGTTACGCTCCCATCTATTGTTAGGACTTAGGGCAGCAATTACAGCTGCAACCCTAACAGTTGATAGGTTATGTAATCTTGCAATGCGTGACGCAATTTCATACGACTCAGTGTACCAACGCTCACCAGCTACTACCTCAGCAGTTGTAGCAAGTGTGAACTTAGCAACTATGTTAGCTGCTTGTGGTGATAGTTCTCCGAATTGCATTGGATCAATTGGACTCACTCAGTGTGAGTCAAAGTCTGGGCAAGGAATCGAACCTTGCCTACACCATCAGACAAAGTTAGGTAGTTCTACCCTACGGACAAACTGCCTACATGCATGACCAGCATTGCGAATGTCCCGCACTAGCAATGGTAGCTCATATGCTACATCATCATACACCATTTTAGAACCTTTAGCGATTAGGTTGATGCCTCGCGATTGTGATTCTAATACTTGTAACCTTTCAACCTCAGCTAGTAATTGTGCTTTGGTATTCTTCATTGAGAAGTTAGTCATTGTCAAGTAGGACTCACTCAGTGTGAGTCAAAAGCTAGGCGTGGAGTTGAACCACGCTCAAGTCCTTAAACTTCTAGCTCGCTGCAGTATTTATACACTGCATCATAGCCATTGTTGTCAAATACTTTGAGAGCATCAGCAAGCATGACCATTTCTTTATATCCAAGATGTTCATGTAAATTTGAACCTGAGTAACATTTAACTCCATACTCTTGATCACTAAATCCTATTAAATCTAGGAATAAACAGTATGGATTTTTGTTTGGTTCAAAGTTAGATGACCAATCGAATAGTTCTTTGATAGCATCCATTGTTAATCAGTGGGTAGTTTTACTTCAAGGCCAAGTTGTCTCAGTGTGAGTAAATCACCATGAGTTACAGTCTTTTTACCAGTTAGTTGTTGTACTAACTCAGCAGTGCGTTGATCATCAATATAAATGTGATCAGTACCGTAATGTGTTTTGGTTGTTGTAGTAATCATTGATCCCAGTGAAATACAGCTAGATAAGTAAGAACTAATGGAAGTAATGCTATTGGGTAGAGCATTTTAATAATAGCTTATCTCAGCGATAAGCAATGCGAGCACCAGGTCATGAACCTGTATGTAGCTATCTAGCTAGTTAGGGCTGGCCCTACATGCTCGCTTTGAACAATACATAAGCAGACGGGATAATCTTTTTTCCCCGTTCTTCCCCCAGCTGGCCATCCTGATTAATTCGGACGTTGACCGCATCCCTATACCGTAATGCGATTGGCTGTGACCTGAGTTGACTATAAGCGGGCAATGATCAAATTTATTAATCGCCTGTTGCCTCGGCGATGTACCTAGTATAGCGTAGGTATCGCTGCTTGTCAAGTGTCCCTCGCTTCACTCATTGGGATCAGTTCACTTGACCTTAATCATACACATTGCATCGCTTCACTCGTTGGGATCAGCTCTGTGTTTGACCGTGACCTCAGTATAGCACGAGGTCGGTTGCTTGTCAAGTCTTACACGTATTCGCCAGTGTAGTGAACTGTGCGTCGCTTATCGACCTGATGTAATCAATATAGCCTGATCGGTGGCTTATGTCAAGTGTTACTTAATAATTAATAACACTCTGTCGAGCTTGGTTATCAGGTGGCGTTCCCGTTCCTTTCCCTCGATGTACTTAATATAGCCTGATCGACTGGTACTGTCAATAGTATGTTAACAATTAGTAACAAAGCGATTGTGAATTTATGATTGTGACTAGTGATTGTGAAATTGTAACATTTGATACAGATAACACAACATAAATGAAAAAGTCAGCGAGTCAACACATTTTATTATGTGCAAACCCACACAAAAAGATCAAAGGGGGCCATCGGGGGGATCGGGCCGTTGCTCCCCTCGAGAATAGGCTTCAGAAATTTATGCCAAATTTTCAGGGAAGATAAAGATAAAATAGTAAATAAGCAGGATTACCAGGCATATACCAGGGATAATCCAACTCATCCTGCAAAATCAAGCTTAAACTGCTCTAATCCCTTATCAGTTAACACATGTTTAGCCATATTATCGAACACTTTAGGCGGTATTGTACATATATCAGCACCTAATTCAAAAGCTTTACCAACTGACTGAACATCTCTAACAGAAGCGGCCAATATAATAGTATTAATGAACTGTTTCTTATAAACCTTACTAATATCTGCTATTAAACTAAGACCAGTTAGGCTATTATCATCCATTCTTCCAATAAACGGTGATATATAGGTTGCACCTGCTAATCCACAGAGAATAGCTTGAGATACACTAAATACAAGGGTCATATTAACCCTTAAACCGATATTCGAGAGATATTTACACGCTTTTAAACCTTCTATCGTACAAGGAAGCTTAATTGTAGCTACGTTACCGTAGTTCTTGTTAACAGCTACTCCATTCGCTATTAATTCCTTAGAAGTATCTCCATTAACTTCAATACTAAGATCTTCTACTCCTAATTCTATTATATCAGAGTAAACTTTCCAAGGATCTCTACCACTCTTTCTAATAAGAGTAGGATTAGTTGTAATACCGTGTATGAGACCAGTATCTATTCTTTCTTCTATATCAGATACAATAGCTGTATCAAGGAATAACTTCATTACGTTCGTTTGGGTGTTGGGTGTAGGTGTTATAAGATATCCATTCATCGGATATAAGTATAAGGGGAATGGTTGTCTACGAAGTAGGCAAGAATTCCCCTTTGAGGGGGCGAGTCCACCCTTCTCTCCCCCTGTATAGGTAACACCTCAAACTAAACCCAGGTAGGGACTGAGCTTTGGCCTTTGTCTATTCTGTTAGCTGCATCTCGTTGTTCTTTATTCATTCCTAAGACTAGGTGGTCAGCAGAGGCTGTAGGGTTGTCTAAATAGTCTTGTAGCATAGATTGCCATTCTTCAGCTTTTCGTGCCTTCACGGCCTCGTGAGCACTAATAGAGAGGGCATCTGTAAAGTACTTAACCCCTTGAGCAAGACAATCAAGTCTATCATCATGTTTAACTGCACCTTTCTCTCTACACATCCTAGACATCTGATAAAAGAGCATATACATGAGTCTCTTTTCAGGAGCTTCATCTTTGTTAGAATGATAATCCCATTCTATTACCTTTTTGTCTACTATTAATCTGTGCTGGTTAAGGACAGGTTCAAGTGAGTCTATTATTCTGTCTTCTTTACGGACGTTTGCTCTAACTTCTTCTATGTCTATACCTAGTCCAGTTTGTTGAAGGTGTTTCTTAAATAGTTCAGCGACTATACCGTCACCAAAGTTTGTCTCTATTACAAGTTTAGTAACTCCATATTTTCTACATCCTCTAAGTATGTTGAGCAAGGTATCGTCTGAATACCCATCTCTGTACGCACGCATTTCATGCAGGTAAAGGAATCCGTTCTTTTGGGAGATAAAAGCTGCTGCTGTTTCATCCGTTCCTCTACCCGACGGATCAACGGAGCATATAGTTTCGCTGTATTTGGTCCAGTCTCCTTGAAGCTGCATTGGAGAATAAAAATAATCTCCTGGTAAGCCGACAGTGGGAAGTTCTTTGATGACGTTTTGGGGATCTGAGCACCAAACGATTCTATCTGGAGCAGTATCCCTATTAATACTGGTGACAACAAGGTCAGCCATCTTAAGTGGGAATTTTTCAGCATCAGATAGACTTGTATCTAATTGGAATTGAAGCATGTAGTTAGACCGTCCCATAGCTGCTTCACGCTCTAAGAGATCTTCATTACCAAATCTATCTGGATCTGTTACTGACCATTCTTCTATACCTTTTTCTACATCTTCTTGTATCTGTGGTGCTAGTAATCCTTCGTATTGACTAAGTTTGTCTTTTCTTGGGTATCTTGAGGGCCAAACAAAGGGACGGTAGTTACGCTCAGCCAGCTTACGGTAAACAGTAAAAGTAGTCTGAGGAGTCCCGAGATACATAATACGGCTATCACTTTTGGGTGTAAGGATAGACTCGGCTTCCGTACAGAGTTGAAGAAGTTTCTCACGCATCAACTCCGTCATGCTGTTTCCTGGGACTTCTATGTCGTCTAGAATCATTAAGTCTGCCCGTGAGCCAGTAAGTTGCCCAGTGATACCAACGCTTTTTACGCTTGGAGCCTGATGAGGCGAGCATTGTACGTCGAAGGAGATACGACTCCACCTTGCCTCGTCGCTTTTTGGTTGAAGGTGATTTAACCATGCTGTTTCAATGATTAGTTTTTGTAAGAAGATTGACATGTTATCTGCACGTTCTTTAGACGCTGAGATAATCATAATCTTTCTTTCTGCATCTTTAAACAGAGTCCACAAGACAAAGGCTCCAGTAATCCAAGATTTTCCGACTCCTCGGAAGGCTTGAATCTGTAAACGCTTTGGTCCGTGTTGTAGATAGTCTGCTATAGAAAATTGTGCTCTAGTTGGAGGAGGTAGCTCAAGCTGATCCCATAATGCACTCAGAAACAGCTTGAAATCGTCCTGTAAAGCCTCTAAAGGGTTCTCCATGTGTGTTTTATCATGCACGTGGCATTACGCCCGTTGGAGTGACGATTTTGTGGAACTGATCAAGCTGTAAATGTTTAAAAGCTTCATCAGCCATTCTAAATTTTCCAGGAGCGTCTAATTGTTTACTAAAAGTATTACCACCACCTGCTCCTACTTTAAGGTTAGAGCTAGGTTTAGGTGTAGCTTTGTTTACTTTCATAATAGTACCTTTACTACCTGATCCAGCAGTAGTTCCTGTGTTATTATAAGTTAAAGCATTATTAGGCATAGTAGGGTTAGGTGTTACTCCTTTAACACCTTTAAAAATCCTTTGACCATAAATCCTACCTTTCTGTGGGGTATCTGGATTAAATTCCCATTTACCTTTTGGTAAGCTTTTTAAATACTTTAATGCTATAGCTTTTAAAGATTTAAAATCAAGACCACCTGGATTCCTTATATCTATATAACCAGTACGTTCATCAGGAAGCCAAGTTGCCTCAAAGACTCCATTAGGGCTACGATAGAACCCTGCACCATTTACAAGGTTTTTTTGTAAAGAGCTTAATATAGTTTGGGTTAAAGACATATCAATAACCCTTTTTAGATTTAATCCTTTTAGCTCTTTCTTCAAAGTAAGCTTCTTTAGCTTCTCTCATTTCTTTGTATTCCTTTGCATCAGCTTTGTCTTTTGTAGACTCATAGGTTGCTGTACCTGTAAATTCTTTTACCATTAGCTGATATGATTTAGTATAAGTTGCTCTCTGGAATCGTTACGTCCAAATGTTTGACGCATCCATCCGAGCCAATGACTGCTACCTTTGCCCTGATTACACGCTCGACAGGCTGGAACCAAATTACTTGCAAGGCTTTCGCCACCGTTTGTTTTAGCTTTGACATGATCGAGTGTAAGTTCTGTAAGTTCATAGTTGTTTCCGCAATATACACATTGACAATTAAATTTCTCCTTAATGGCTTTACGCCACAAACGCTTTGCGTCAGGACTTGTCATGGTTATTAGGTTGTATAAATAGTGTTGTGGGCTAGGTAGTAGTGGGGTCATTTACGAATTTTAAGTCTGCTTTTACGGTTAATAGATGGAGACTGGGTTCTGCCTTCAGTAGTACTTCCTTTATAATGAGCAGCATCTTTGCCATCATGGTTTCCGTAAGTACCAAGTTTTCTATTTAACTTGTTAGCATTGTTTTTAATTCGTTTACCTTTAGGTGTTTTTTGATAGGCACTTTGTTGTTTGAGCCTTTTTTTACGAGCTTCAGGATTCTTCCTGTAATACTCAGCTGTGCTTCCTGCCATACATTCTGCTCTGTACTAATTCGGGATCTACTTTAGGCATGATAGAGGCAAGCTTAGAAAGGTGATTACCTTCTATAGCTATGCCACTGATATCATTAGTTTTCAGCCATTCACAGGCTGCTTTTAAATCTTGAGTTGTAGCTTCGCCACTTTTCACCCTCTTTAGAAATTCTTTAGTGACGAGGTTATGTAATTCATTAAATTGGGCTTCAGTGGCTTTCTTCATTACTCTTTAATTCCTGGGAATAGATTACGTCTGACAATTTCTACTGCTTTATCATCAATAGTATTATCAGTGGATTTTGCATATGCCTCTAGCAGTTGAACAATTAAGTTCTTCACTGCATTAGTAGAGAGGAATGTCATTAGGATGGGTTTAATGATGATCATTGCTTTAGTGGGATTTGTAGAGTTGGTGATTTTGTATAGCCCTCAATAAGTTGTTTTCTTTGTTGAAGCTGTTCTATGAGTTGACCTGATGGTGAGTTTTTAAACTGGTTATACTTTTGAGCTGCTACACCTCCAGCTACAACTATGATTAGAAGTACTGCTAATTTAATTTTCATCTGCCTTCACGTAACGTCCGTTTTCGTCTCTTTTCTTAGTAGACTTTCTTTTTTTAGGTTTGGCTTTTTCTTCTACTTCTTTTTGCCATTGATCACTTAATGTACTCATTCTTGTTTAGTGGGTTTAGTTGGACATTCGTACTCCTGTTCACTCCAAAGGAATTTCTTTTCTTTAGGAGTACATTCTTTTTTTAGATACTGTTTAACAGCAGCCTTTTTATTCTTTTCGTATTGGACTATTGGTACTACGTCATTACACATATCGAATACACGTGTACCTTCAGCTAACATGAATCCT